GGAGCTTTATCATATTGTGAACGTTCGGCTCTTGTTTTAACATCCAATGTTCCAATCAATTCATTATCTTCTAAACGAATTTTATTGTCATCAAATGTTCCTGCTCCTAACGATACTGCATCATAATAATAAGTTTCTTCTATAGAATCATATGGGGTGTCATTAGTCCAACTTACAAATGAAGCAGATATACCAGAAGGATTTGGTTCGACACCTATCAAACTACTAGTTACTGCATGATCTACTTTTTGTGTTAGTGGTAAACGAAATACTAACTCATCATATGCTTCAATATTAGCATCATATGCAGCCGGCGCTTTTACATGATTATTAAACGCAGAATCACCTAAACTGCTAGTCCATAATCGCAATTCTTGAAGTTGGCCTTGCAATCTACTTCCGCCTGTAACACCACCTAAAGTCAATGTTCCTGAGCTAGCAAATGAAGCTACATCAGATGCAGACACAGCTGCTACTATTTTTCCATATTTAGATTTTTTAGCAACTAATTCTAATGAACTACCCGATGTTCTTAATAATGCAGTTAACCAACCACCATCAAATAATTCTATATCTCCGCTACTATTGCCATTAATTTGTATAGCACCTTTTGTACCCGATGTATAATCCAATGTTACTGTATTGCTGCCAATAGTAAACAAATTCATTGTGCTTGGTAACAGTGGATTTTTAATTACGTTATCTGTGCGGAAACGAAGTTCTACTGAATTAATAGGTTGTGCGTAATTAACTGTAACTGTACCACTGGAATTGTTAATCAAATCTAACGCATAATCAAAATTCAGTTTTTCATATACAGGAGCTCGATTTAATCTAGGTCCACCATACTCATTAATTGATATAAAAGATTGTGGTATTCCATAACATGATAATAATGCACGAATACTTCGTTTCGTACCTTTTGATTTTAACAATAATGGTAAATTATTTACTATTCTTCTCCATATGGTATATGTTTGATCTTTACCGGAAATTGAATAATTTGTAACACTATTAGAGCCAGTAATAGGAATTCCAACTTCACTTGTTCCTAATACATATGACCATAAATCTTGTCCTTGTTTCCCATCAGTTAAATTCCACCCAAATTGTTTTGCTACAGAATATAACAATTCATTTGGCATACCTAATTTAGGATTTTCTTCTCGTTTATTAACAAGAGTCATATGATGTATATAAGAATATAATATATCAAAATGATGTCCTAACATGTATACAAATGTTATCATTTGTTCATTCGTAGAATCATATCTTATATATTCTGGAATAGCATTGATTAAAATATTATTATTCAATGTGTCATATAATGATGCACTACTATATACATTAGAATACCAAGATTTAAATTCTGCAGAATCTACTGTTGTTAGTGTGTATGGTTTTGTAGAATTTATTTTAGGAACAGGTGGTATCATTCCACTACCTGTTAATTCTGCAACATTGAATTTTTCATTTGGAATATCATATGTTGTATATTTAGAAGATGACTCGTAATATAAATAATTTTCGAAATCATCGAATCCACTAATTAATTTAGTTTTTAGTTTTAAAAATTCTGCAGAATTTATCTGTGCTTCACTTCCAGATATTTCAGCAACTATTAAACTTTGTGATGTATAATATTCAATTAATTCTAATTTATATTTAAAATTATTTAAACGTTCTGCTGCAGAACTATAAAATATAAAATTATTAAAATCAGAATAATCAATATTTAATTTTATTCCAGACAAACTACCTGAAAAATAGTGATCTATAATTTGTTGTGATGTAGAAACTGTCGATCCTAGTAATTCATTCCAATTTTTAAATCCTGTCTCGGTAGATGTATTATATGAATAGTTTGCTTGCCAATTCGGATTATTTAATTTTTTATATGATATTGAAACTTCTTTTTGTTTAACCGAAACATTGTCAATATAAGTTGGTTTTTGTTCTTCAACAATCCAACATTTAAAATTTGTTTGATATCGTTCTGGTAATGGTTCATAAAGTTTTACATAAACAAATTCTCCAATTACGACACTATTAACAAACAAGAAACACTGATTTCTGCTAAAATTTAATAGATATGATTTATAAAACTCTGTATCTATATGATTAACTGTTTGTATATAATCAGTTACTTGTTGCAAAAATTCTGCATTATCCGGGTCACTAGCACGTAAACGTACTTCCGTACGGTCCGGTGATATTTCATCTATTACTAAATGTTGACGTTCATAACTACCAATTAAATTTTTAAAGAAATTAATAGCTACTTTAAAATTACCAGCTG